GAAGGAGAAAGTAGTTCTGGGGCCTGCATGAGCCCGTCTTGGTCAGTTGTCATCTGTTTTTGCAACGAGAGTTGCACCAAAAGAAAGGCGCATTGCCTCGACAACAAGGGCGTCAATGTCGTCTTCGGTCACTGTAGAACGGGTTGGTTTTGCTTTTCCGTTTGAATGAGTAGTCCAAAAAGTGTTAAGTGCATCTTTTTGCTCCTGTGTCAGTGTTTTAGCAACCGAAACAAAGTTGGTCCACTTTTCATCAATCTCTGATGGCACCTCAGGTTGTGGTGCTGGCGCAGAGGATGCGTATTCCGCGTCTAAGGCGTCTGCGGAGCGTGCGAGATATAGACCGACACCCAAAAGCTGTGCTGCCTTTTTAAGAGCATCAGAGACGGCACCTTTAAAGTCGTTGCCAAGGTCAAGAGGCTTGTTGTCTTTCTTTTGACGCTTTACTGAAGACCCACCGAAACCATGCTTGATGACAGTTAAATCACCTATGGTGGCCGTCAACGATACGTGAGCAACAATCTCATCCGTATCTACGTTGTCACGGCAAACAGAGACGATTTCAAACGACCAGTTGTCAACGCCCAAAACTTTGTTAAGACGATTGATGACCTCACTTATCGGAAGATAAATGAGTGAAATACCACCCTTGATTCGGGTGCGTTCCATTTCTTCCGAGAAAGGCTCTGCCAAGAGACGCGAAATGTTCTCAGAGTTATTGATATTAATAGACGACACGTAGGTCTCCTTGTTTAGTTAAGTATGTTTATGTATTTTTAGGTTTGCGAACAATGATGCTTGTTTTAAGTTCGCCAGTCTCACTAAAGTTATCGGCATTTAGGCCAATTTTGTTTAGTTCTTTAATTCTCCAATATGACGGAGCACAATAGGCAAGCATTTCTTCTGCTATTTCTTTTGGAGACTTTGTCACTTCTCCAGTGTCCATGTCAATAGACATTTTTACAAGACGTTCTGCTACGGCTGAACCGAGCTCTAAGTGCTTCCAGCCCTTTCTATCGTAGGCTGATTTCTTTTCAATCGTGGTGCCATCAGGGAGCGACAGTATCTCTACTGAACCCATGATTTCAGACAAGGCATGCGAAAAAGAATCATAGACCATTGCTATGTCTCTTTTTAAAAGGTTCAACTCTGCGAGACCCTGTCCAGCCTCTTCAGGTGAAGGTTCTCCGGATATAAACAACGACAGCTCTTTGTCAAGATTGACCAAAGAAGAACGGAGCTCTTGGATTTTTTCCAAGCTCATTACTAGTACCTCATTTAAGTTTAGATAGGTGATTTATCAGATGAGTATAGATGCTCTTTTGCGTTGTGGCAACCCCAGGCCAGTGAGGTAAGTGAAAGCTCCAACTGCCGAGTCTATTTGGTCGTCGTGGTTAGAAGCTTCTGGAAATGAAGAGAATTCATCCAACCAGTCGGTCAGCCAAGATGCACGAACCAGTCTCACGTTTCCGTTTGAAGCGGCAGCAGCAAAAGGTCTAGCCCTTGTTACTTTGTCTCCTGTTGGACGCATTGCTCCAAAATCGTATCCAGGAATTACGTATCTCGCGTACTGGTCAACCAAGGCCTTGCCTGAAGAGCCTGGCTCTTGCTCCATTCTGATGGCAACACCAAAACCGTCTTCTTCTGCCGTCTTGGCGATAAGTTGCTCCACCTTTTCACCCCTGACCCTGGCCTTTTTTACGTCAAGAACATAGGCCACACCGCCATCAAACATCATGAGGGTTCCTACGGTCCAGTCGGGGTCTGGATACCCAGCATGAGGCTCCGTGGCAGCAAGGTCCCAAAACCGGACCACCCTTGCAGAGTTGGTTATAACGGGTATTTCTTCTGGGTCAATAACAAGAAAGGCTTCGCGCTGGAAAAGGCTACCGAGGGTCGTTGACCACCAGTCTCCTTCTTCTAATCGTCGTCTTTCTACGGGGTCCAGCTCCGAAAGGGCCTGACGGTATGAAACAGCGTCGATTCCAGGGTTGTCCTTAAGCGTGGATGGGACAAAGACGCGTCCGGTATCTTTGCCTTCGACAATAAACCTCTGCCTCACCCAGTTAGGAGCTGGGTTGGATGCAGCCCTCATTCTTAGTGGAACCTGGGATATTGGACCGCTGGCGGGTCGACGAAGACGAGAGAAGAGGTATCTATAGTCAGATTCTCGGATTTCGGTAACTTCGTCCATTCCTATGAACTGGAATTCAGAACCCTTGTATCGCAGGTAGTCATTTACGTTATTCAGGTAACCAAAAGAGATTCTGGCTCCAGAAGGGAAGGTGGCAACGAAAGTATTGTTGTTCCAGTGCACGTCGTCGTAGTTGCTCATCCACGCCCTGAATCGGTCCATCAAGGCTCCAGGCAGGGAAAGGTCAGCAAATGTTCTACGACAGAGAAGAGCGGAGTAGCCAGGAACGTCCACGTACTGGAGGGCTGCCATTAGGAGGGCAGAAGACTTTCCACCACCAGCCGCACCACCAAATAAAGCCTCTATAGAATTAGTTCTTAAAAAGACTTTTTGGTTAATAGAGGGTTCTTCTGGGCAAAATGGTGGCAGCTTGGGGCTTAAGTACTCAAGGACTTCTTCCCAGTTAGATTTAGTAGCCATGAGATATATATTGACCAATCAATTCAAGCCCTTAGTGCATCTGGGGCAATTTGTGCGCTACTGTATATTACATGCCCCCAGCGTCATCGAACACAAAGACCAAAAAAGCTAAGTTAATAAAAGCACTAAAAACAAAAGGTTCGCAATTTGTAAAAGTTCTTAAAGCGCCATTTCTTTTTACCGCCAGACAGGTCAATAGACCGAGGTCCGCAAATGTGCTGATGTTTTGCTTTATACTGTTTACTAGTATTGGAGCAGGAATGATATTTATGCCTGCCGGTTGGGTGGTTGCCGGTGTCGGCTGTGGAATATTTGGCTTTCTTTTGGGACTTGAGTAGGTAATAGATGGGCTGGAATTCGCCTCAAAATAAAGGCTTGGGCTCACAATCAAGCAAAAACCTAGGATACGGAGCCCCCATATCTATGAACCCATCCCTTGCTGGGAAGGCGTATCGTGACTCCTGGGACATAGAGCGCGCCTATCGCGAAGGCATGTCTAAAATTACCTGGGTCAACAGGTGTATTGACGCAATCTCGGGAAACCAAGCGCGCTTGCCGATGATTCTAAGAAAAGACAATTCAAAACATGGGGAAATTGTTAAGGGACGCGAAGCAAATCGCAATCCCCTGCTTGAGATTTTAAACAATAAAGCAAACGTCGGGGAAAACTCTTTTATTTTTAGATACAGGCTTTCTGCTCAGCTCATGCTGGGTACTCGTGGAGCCTTCATAGAGAAGATACGTGGACGTGATGGTGGAATCATTGGACTCAATCTTCTACCACCCCAGTCGACAGCACCAATACCAGACCCCAAAACGTTTGTTTCTGGCTACGAAGTGCAGATGCCGTATGGCGAAAAGATAATACTAAAGCCAGAAGATGTCTGCTGGGTTAGACGCCCTCATCCTATTGACCCTTACCTTTCGCTTACGCCCCTTGAGGCAGCAGGTGTTGCTATAGAAATAGAAAACCTTGCCAAGATTTACAACAGAAACTACCTTCTTAATGACGGACGTCCGGGCGGACTATTGGTCGTTAGAGGCGAAATTGACGAAGATGATAAAGAAGAGCTTCGGAATAGATTTAGAGGAAACCTTGCAAGGGCTGGACATACTACGGTTATTGCGGCAGACGATGGGGTTGACTTTGTTGACACCTCTGCAAATCCGCGTGACGCCGCCTATGTCCAAATGCGACAGATAACTAAAGAAGAAATACTTTCCGCATTTGGTGTCCCGGAGTCTGTTATTGGAAATGCCTCAGGCAGAACCTTCAGTAACGCTTCGGAAGAAATTCGTGTTTTCTGGATGGAGACAATGTTGCCCCATTTGGAGCCAATATCCAGAGCGCTGGACGAACTTGATGAAAAGTACTACCTCGACTTTGACACAACCGAAGTTCCAATCCTCATGCTCTACAAGCAAGAGCGAGACAAGTATTTACTACAGGAATTCCAGTCTGGATTGATTAGCGCAAACGAGTACAGAACTGGCTCCTCGCGCAAAGAAGTGGATGCCGACTTGGCTGACTCACTGCTTCAAAATCCAAACCTTATTCCTATTGCGAACACGAAAAAGAAGATGGAAGAAGGCGAGGCTCAGATTCCAGGAGCACCAGGAGCGCCTCCGGGAATGCCGGGAATGCCGGGAATGCCAGGCATGCCGCCAGGAATGCCAACTCCGGTTCCTCCAATGGCGGAAACCATCCCTCTCGATACGAACACTATGCAGGGAGCGCTTGCAGAAGCGGGTGCAGCAGGCGAACTGGCTCAAACCACTATTCCCCCCGAAGCACTTGGTGGACTTCCACAGCCAATGACTGTTGCGTCTTCTCCTAGCAATCAAATTCAGGTAAAAGAACTCGTCGACAAGAGTGAACAGTCAATTGAAAGATGGACAGAAATTCTTGCAAGAAGTGTTGAGCGTGTAGCGGAAAGACAACAAAGAGTAGTGCTAGAAAAAGCTAG